AGTAGCAAGCTATACTGATGATATCGAATCTGTATTCGGAACATCAGCCATTTCTAGAGTAAATAAGACAGGATATGTTTATGGTTTCTTCAAAAACCACACAGATATAACATTTGATGAAAGTGCATCTGTAAGATTACTACAATTAGGAACACAAAATTTTGGATTTGATGCACAAGAAGCACAATCTCCATATATTCAATCTCAATTAATAAGTGGTGATAGAGTTAATCTTTTCCAATTTGAAACATTGACAGCAGGTAATGCAGCAAATACAAAAATAAAAGTTGGTATCACAAATATTAAACCAGCAGGTTCTGTAAATGGTACTGATTATGGTACATTTACCGTTGTTGTAAGAGATTTTGCAGATACTAATAAGAAAAGAGTAGTATTAGAAACTTGGGCAAATGTAAACTTAGACCCTAATTCTCCTAACTATATAAGTAGAGTAATTGGTGATAGAAAAATGACAATCAATTCCGAAGGTAAAGTATCTGAAACAGGAGATTGGGTAAATAATTCAAAATATATTAGAATTATAAACTTAAATGAAAATGCTCCAGTTCAAGCTGTTCCATTCGGACATGAGGCATATCATTCATTTATTTCTGCATCTCAAACAGTATTAGAAAACTTACCAGCAATAACACAAGTAACTGCATCAGCAACACAATATGGTGGTATTGATTTAGATGGTAATACAGATAATAAAATATTCTTAAAACCAATTCCAAACGGTGCAACAAATGCATACAATGCAAACTTTGGTTTAGATGTAAGTGGTGGTGGTAATTTAGAATTAACAGGTTCTGTATCTACGGATGTTGCAAAAAGAAATTTCTTAGTAGCATTCCAACATGGTTTTGATGGTGTAAATCCAAAAACTCCAATTAAAAAAGGAAGTGATATTGAAGCAGGAAACTCACAAGGTTTTGATTTATCATCTTCAACATCAAGTGGTTCAGTAGCATATGGTAAACACATCGCAGCTTTATCCAACGCAGATGAGTATGATATCAATATGATTGTAACTCCAGGTGTTATCAGAAGATTACACTCTTCAGTAGTAACTTCAGTATTAGATATGGTTGAACAAAGAAATGATTGTTTCTATATTATGGATACAACTGCAGCTAGTGATGCAATTTCACAAGCAACAGCACAATCTGCAGCAGTTGATTCAAACTTTGCAGCAACTTATTATCCATGGGTTAAGACGGTTGATGTTAATACAAACAAATTATTAACAGTTCCACCATCAGTATTATTACCAGGTGTGTTCGCTTCTAACGATAGAGTAGCAGCAGAATGGTTTGCACCAGCAGGTTTAAATAGAGGTGGTTTAACAGGAGCAGTTGGTTTAACAAATAGATTAACTCAATCTGAAAGAGATGAATTATACGATGCAAAAGTAAATCCAATTGTAATATTCCCAGGTGTTGCTAATCCGGTAGTATTTGGACAAAAAACATTACAAGATAAACCATCTGCATTAGATAGAATTAATGTAAGAAGATTATTATTATCAGTTAGAAAGTATATTGCATCTACTTCAAAATATTTGGTATTTGAACAAAATACATCTTCAACAAGACAAGCATTCTTAAACATTGTGAATCCATATTTAACAGGTATTCAACAAAACCAAGGTTTATACGCTTTCAGAGTTGTAATGGATGAAAGTAATAATACACCTGATGTGGTAGATAGAAACATTATGAAAGGTGCTATCTATTTACAACCAACAAAGACAGCTGAATTCTTACAAATTGATTTCAACATCTTACCAACAGGTGCAACTTTTGAGGGATAATTTTAAAAAAGAATATTTATATAAAATAAAGTAAAAGAGAATAAAGATGCCAAACGTTTTAACATACAACGAAATTTTTTATAAGCAGTGGGAACCGAAACTAGCCAATAGATTCTACATGGAATTTTTTGGTACTAATATCCCAGCTTATACAGTAAAAACAGCAGCTAGACCTACATTTACATCTGAAGTAGTTGAATTAGACCACATCAATGTAAAAAGAAAGATTAAAGGTAAATCAAATTGGGATGATATTACGGTAACATTGTACGACCCAATTGTTCCATCAGCAGCACAGGCAGTTATGGATTGGGTGAGATTATCACACGAATCTATTACAGGTAGAGATGGTTACGCAGCATTCTACAAAAAAGATATCACTTTCTACGCATTAGGTCCAGTAGGTGATAAAGTTGAACAATGGACATTACAAGGTGCATTTATCTCTCAAGCTAATTTCGGTGAAATGGATTGGAGTAACGCAACTGACCCAGTATCAATTGAATTAACTTTAACATTCGACCAAGCTATCTTAGAATACTAATCGAAACAAAAATTATAAAAAGAAGGGCAG